ACAGGCACCGTGACCATCGAAATCGACCCGCTGCAAGCGCGGGCGCAACGGCTGCGTAAGTCCGTGATTACCGGAGCACGTCTGCATGACCAGGAAGCGAAAAAAGGCTCCTTCCGGGGTGCGTGGTATTTCCTCACGCTCACCTACCGTGATGGAAGCGACAGCAGCCCTCGTGACGTTAGCGAACTATTTAAACGCATGCGCGGCCACTTCAATCGCCTTAAATCTGGGCGCGCACGGTGGAACCGTGAAAGCTTTCGTTACGTATGGGTCGGAGAACTCACCCAGCGATTCCGTCCGCACTACCACGTGATGCTGTGGGTTCCCACTGGCATGTATTTCGGCAAAGTCGATCAACGCGGTTGGTGGCCACATGGCACAACGCAAATTGAGAAAGCCCGAAACTGCGTCGGCTATCTCGCGAAATACGCGAGCAAGTTCACTGCCCTTACAGCTGGAGCTTTTCCCAAAGGCTTCCGCACACATGGCATTGGTGGACTCGATACCGAATCCAAGCGCGAGTTGCGCTGGTGGAAGGCCCCGAAAGACGCGCGTGAAGCTCTCGGCGGGGAAGCGGATATCCGCAAAGCAAAGGGCGGTTGGTTCGACAGGCTTACCGGAGAGTTCTGGCCGTCTCCGTGGAAAGTCACATTCATCTTCGGCCGGACATTCGCCTGGAAGGTAGTCCCACTATGAAAGTTCAGATCATGAGTTCCGCTGTCGCCATCCGTTCGTTTCCGGCTCGCGATGGTAAGCCAGCAACGCATTTCCGCGAGCAGACCGCCGCCGTGTTGCGCGAGGGCGATTTCCCGCTGCCGTTCACCATCAGCCTTGATGAGGATCAAGCGCCGTATGGCGAAGGTTTCTACGTCATCGATCCCAAGTCGATGCAGAACAACAAATACGGCGGCCTGGAATTCGGCCGTCGCATCCGGCTGATCCCTGATGCAACCGCCAAAGCTGCGCAGCCTGCTGCACGTGTCTCCTAACCCAGATGCATGAGAGCAGGGATTCTGAGCAATGGCAAAGGTCCTGACCTGCACGCAATACAACGATTCAACGCAGCAATGCGAGGTCCAAGCCTGGATTGATCAATCCGACTGGACGACACCACTTCCCACTATTGAACAGGCCGCGATGGTGGGCGGAGCTTACTTCATCGGCCTGATGTCACTGGCAGTCGTCAAAGGACTGCTCAACCCAAAATCCATAGAGGAATAGCGTCAATGCACAAGAACATCTCCACCATCGTCACCAAGGCCAAGTCCGCTGCGTCCAACGCCAAGACCGCCGCATTGGTTGGCAGCACCGCGCTCATGGCGATGCCCGGCTTCGCGTTCGCCTCCGGCGGCGGCGACTTCGACGGCACCGCAATCGTCAGCAAGGTTGTCACGTATACCGCCATCGGCGTGACCATTCTGGCAGCGTTCGCGCTCGGTCGTTGGACGCTTCGCGCACTCGGCCTGATCGGCGGTAAGTGAGCCAATCAGTCGCATAGCAGGGGAGGGGAAACCCTCCCTTTTTCAATGGGGGATTCGCAATGGAAGGATTGATCGTGTTGGTGTTCCTGATCCATGCCGCGCACGTGTGCGCAACGGGCTGGAACTGATGCGCGGGCTCGGCGGATATTTCGCACGCGCTGTAGTTCGGCGAATTGCCTACGTTGTAGTCGCGGCGTGCTTCGGCCTACTTTTGCAATTGTGCAGTGGGAGTGCGCACGCGGCCGTTGATCAGGGTGAGGCGTACTCGCTTTGCATGAAATTCGCTAGCGATATGGTGGCGAAAAATCCGGACATGCGACGAAACCCCTCGTGCCCGTCGCGTAGGGCATTTCAATACACCTGCCAATATGAAGCCATTCCGTATGTAGGCGCTTCGCAGTGGTCCGTAGATACTTGCGGCGACTACAGCTATGACGATCAGTACACATGCGCATCGCGTAACTCGAACAAGCTTGCTGATGCCGCACCGTGGTACACCCCTCCGCCTAACTGCATATCCGGTTGTCAAGTGCAAGGCACTTCGTTCAGTGGCGACAACGGTGGCGTCAAGACCTATGGAATGAAGGACCGTACCTATAACGGTTCTATCTGTACCCCTACCAAGCCCACCAACGATATCGGTGAATTGCAGGAGGAAAAGAACGACGCCACCAAGGAAAAAGCGCCTGAGTGCACCGCGCTCGGGTCTGGGCAGACCGCTTGTTTGAAGCCAAACGGCGACTATTGCGCAACGGCGTCATCCGGCAAGACGTTCTGCTGGAAGCCTGCCGAGACGGGCAAAAAAACTGACGCTACTGATGCGCAAAGCAAGACTCCAAAGGGCGACCCTGTAACGCCGCCTCCTATCCCGCCCCCGGATGGTGAATGGCAGCGCAAGGAAGGCCACCAGCAGACCACGTGCGTGAACAATACGTGCACTACCTACAACGTTACCAACTACACGACCGTGCCTTCCGGCACGTCCAAGAACGGCACGGGTGACAACAGCGCCGATGGCTCGGGCAACACATCTGGCAATGGCAGCAATAGCGGCACGGGGAAGAAGGACGACGACAGCAAGGATAGTGCTACGGATAGCGGCAATTGCGATGCCCCACCTATCTGTGTGGGCGACACGTTGAAGTGTTTGCAATTGAAATTCACATGGAAAATCGATTGCAACACACGCGGCAATGAGATCACTCAAGGCGATTCATGTGCTGATGGTGATGTGCCTGTCTGTGCTGGCAAGTCGTGTAAAGCCGAGGCCTACGCGCAGGTGGTACAGCAGTGGAAACAACGCTGCGCTGTAGAGGCGATGGGGCAGGGCATGGCCTCGCGTGCCGCTGCTATTAGCAATGGTGACGATGCTGGTGTGGTTGAGGGAATCTGGGGCGGTGAATCTGCCGGCGCCGGCCTTAAGTTGCGCCAGGATTTGGTCAACGTTGGCGGCAATGGTACTGGCGGCTTGTTGCCCGACGTTGATATCGAAGGTCAACACTGGACCGTACCCTCTGGATTTTTCGACGCAATTGCTGCGGTCAAGATGGTCATCATCGCGATGTGCACAGTGATCGCCATGTTCGTCGTTGGGAGGAACATCTAATGTTCGATTGGGCACGTGACTTTGCGAACAATTTCTTTGAGAACGCCGCAGATGCGGTCCATAAGTTGGTCAAGCTCAAGGCCGCTATATGGCTCGGCCGATTGCTGTCCGCTCTCGGTCTGGGTTTCGCCGCGCAGCATTTCATCTACAACCCGATCATCGAATACGCACAGAACGCATGGTCGTCCGTTCCTGCGGGCATCGCTGCATGGGTACACGCATTGGGCATCGATGCAGGCGTGTCGATCATCCTGAGTGCCTATGGCATTCGCGGTGCGGAGCGCATCTTTATTCAACGTAGGAACCAAGCAACATGATCGGCGACACCGCGTCTATTTCACTGCTCACCGGCTTGCCAGGATCTGGCAAGAGCTTGCGCATTATCCAGGCGATTCGCTATCTCATGGACAAGGGTGCGCACGTCTACGTGTGCAACATCGACGGCATCTCCGTGCCCGGCACGACGCCGTGGGCTGATCCGCATAAGTGGCAAGATCTACCGGCTGGGTCAATTCTTTTCGTTGATGAGGCGCAGCATTTTTTCCCCGCACGTCGTGGCGGGGATCCGGTCGAAACGATCAAGGCGATGTCCACGATTCGACACGACGGCGTGCGTTTGGTGCTTGCCACGCAGCAGCCGAACTACCTCGACACCTATCTGCGTGGATTGGTCGGCTATCACGAACACCTGCTGCGTCAGAGCGGCAAACAGAAGACCTTTATTTTCCGCAATAGTCAGATCATCGAAGAGGTGCGGTCGCCGTTGCCGCGCATCAAAAAGCTCTACGACTACGAAGTGTGGAAACAGCCAACAGAGTGCTTCAAGTTCTACAAGTCGGCTGAGGTCCACACGATGAAGTATCAGATGCCGGCACTGGTGAAAAAGGCATTGATGATCCTTCCTGTCGTCGCACTTCTGGCTGGCGGCGCGTGGTACGCCGTCTACCGCGACACCATGTTCGCCAAGAAAGCAGACGCTGCGCCCGCCAATAAGACGGCCCCCTCGGGGCCGTCGCTGGCGGGCACTGCGTCTGCGGGTGCAGCAGCTCGTCCCAAGGTCAACAGCGCAGAGGACTACGTCGGTCAGCTTGTGCCATTGGTCGCCGATGTGCCTTGGTCGGCACCTGCCTACGTGGATCGCCCTGTGGTGTCCGATCCCCATGTGTATTGCATGGCAACTGAGAACACCTGTCGATGTGTCACTGAGCAAAATTCGCGCGTTGTGATGCGCGATGACGTGTGCCGCGACATTGCGCGGTGGGGCGAGCCATATAACCCGTATAAGCCGCCGCATAGTCCGGCGCAGAAGCAGCAGGATTCCCCGGTTGCAGAAGCCACGCAGCCTAAGCCCCAGGTGCCCCAGCAGAGCGGGGCAGTGTCGTCGTCCGTGCAAAGGGCCACACGCTCCCTTGGCACGTTCCCCGAATCGCCGCCTTACCAGACGACAACGTACACCCCACCCACCACCAGGGATCTGTGATGAGCAGTAGTGCACGCGAGTTACTGAAGTGGATTGCGCTTGTCTGCATGACATTCGACCACGTTGCCAAGGTGTTCTATGACGGCTACGTGCCCGTGTTGTCCGAGCTAGGCCGGATTGCGTTTCCGCTCTTCGCACTGGTCATGGCCTACAACCTGGCACAGCCTGGAGCTGATGTAGGCAAGTCGGTCCGCCGGCTGGTGTGCTGGGGGCTGTTGGCGCAACCGTTCCACGCCTGGGCGTTTGGCTACTGGGTGCCCGTGAACGTCCTTCTGGCGTTCGCCCTGGCTGCTGCCGCTGTCTGGGCTATCCAGCGCGGCCGCTGGGTGCTGCTGATGCTCTGTGCCGCTCCAGCCCCGTTGTTCGTCGACTACCAATGGACTGGCATTGCGCTGGTGGTGGCAGGCTGGGCCTATTACGCCAAAGTGATGCGTAGCCCTATACCGGTCGTCATGGCACTGGGCGCTCTATGTTGGTTCAACGGCAGCTTGTGGGCCCTTCTTGCCATCCCAATCATTGCCCTCTCAGAAGCGGTCACCAATCGAGGTATGGCTATTCCTCGCACGCGCCTTGGCTTCTACGGCTATTATGTGGGGCATCTAGCTATCTTGGGTCTGCTGGCCCTCAAGCCCGCCCTTATTTCGTGACGCGAGGGGAAGTGCATGGAAGCGAGATTTGCAATGTTGCTTGCGCTGGCTATCGTTGTTCCTTGTCACGCGCAGCAGGTTCACAAGTGCCGTGAGCGAGGGCAGGTCGTTTATCAGTCAGCGCCGTGCGCTTCCGGCCAAGCCCAGAAGGTCTGGGACGCCGCACCAGCTCCTGAGCAAAGCAATGCCGAGCAGTGGCGCCTTTACCGTATTCGCAAGCAGCTCGATAGCAGGTACGCAGCTGACAGATCTGCATCCGCTGCCGCCTATGTGTCTGGCCCACAATCCAGCAACGCATGCGAGTCTGCCAAGGCTCAGCGCAAGCAAGTCTATGACGCGGCCGGTCTCCATCGTTCTTATGAGATTTCCAGCTATTGGGACAACGTGGTGCAAAACGCCTGTAAGTGACCTGGGGTGTAGGGGCATAGCCCCTACGGATAACGCCTCACCCGCGCCGTGGAGCTCGAGGCCCACGCGTTCTACGCACCACCTGTGCTCGATCGGCGGACCCCGCGCCATCCACCACTGACAACCGCTTTTCGCGCCTCTGCAGCAGCACGTCCCGCAGATAGATCACGTCTGCGCCTCGAGACAAACGAGACCCTGGAGATCTTGTGGCAGTAGGCTTTCGAGGATTCGCCGATCGCGCATTGCGTTCTTCTGACATCAACAGTGACCATTCCCGTGCGATCGCGCATGTCAGCGCCCAATACCGCATATCGCACGGTTCGATGTCGTAATTCTCCGGGGTGAAGAACCGGTGCCCCTGAAAACCAAAACCGGCCCAAGGGCCGGTCAGGTCTACGCGATCGTAGGTGTCTAGCGTCATTGTCCAGTCCGCTTCCTGTGGAGGGACCAGCAGTGATAGGCCGCCAGGGCGCACAGCAGCGTCAACAGCACACTTCGCATAATGTATATTATGTCAAATATTGTTCGTGCTTCTCTTTGATTTCACTTGCCGCTGCACCGCGCCGCCCGCCTCAGCCAGCGATGGTGAATACCGAGCCCGAGTCCACGCGCACGCCGGCGCCGTTGATGAAGCTTGCGCGCTCCGAGCACAGGAATGCGACGACGGAGGCCACTTCCTCTGGCCGGCCGCGCCGCTTCAGCGCCATGCCGGGGCGTTCTTCATCCAGGAACGAGGCAATGGCTTCTTCGACACTGGTTCCGTTCTCGTGTGCGCGTTTTTGCATCATCTTGTCGGTCATCGGCGTTGCGATGAACGCGGGCGACACCGTGTTGACCAATACATTGTCGGCGCCATAGGCCTTTGACAGCCCCTTGGCCAGGCTCAGGATGCCGGCCTTGGACGCGCAGTAGGCCAACTCATCCACGTACGGCTGCACTGCATCTTCGGACGCGAACAACACAATCCGCCCCCACTGCTTGCGACGCATGGCAGGAATGGCCTGGCGGCACATGCGCACCGCGCCCATCAGGTTGATGTCCAGCGTTTCGAGCCAGCCGGCATCGCTGACCTCCAGGAAATCGCCGGTGACGCCGGCGGCGTTGACGTAGATATCCGGTTCCCCCAGTTGCGCGCGCACCTGGGTCCAGATGTGGATGACGTCCTGTTCCTGCGTCACATCGCCTTCGATGGCGATGATCTCCCCCAGGCCGGACAACTCGGCCACTGCCTGGTCGAGCGTGCCATTGGGAAGATCGGTGATCGCCACGCGCACGCCGGCTTCGAGCAGCTGGCGCGCAGTCTCCTTGCCCATGCCGGAGTCGCCGCCACTGATGAGGGCGATCCGCTGTTTGATTCCGAGATCCAT